ATGGACGCCGATGCGCGCGCGAAGGAAGAGAACCTTCTCACCGCCATTGCCGACTTTGACGGTCGGATCAAGCGCGGCGTTGAGGCGCTGAAGGCCACTGAGGGAATCCAGACCCTCATGGGCAGCATCGAGCCTGGGGCTTCCGGCCTGGGTGTCCGCAGCGCTGAGCGTTCGGACGCGGACATTCTTCGGGCGCTCGCCGCCAACGAGGGTGCGGAGTTCCGCGCTCAGCTTGACAAGGCTTCGGGTGCGAACGCGATCGACCGCACTCTCTACGGTCAGCTCATGGCACAGGCGGTCAACCGGTCCGCGATCATGCGCAACGGCGCCACTGTGTTCAACACGGCCGACGGCAACCCGCTCGACTTCACCGTTGTCACTGGTCGGTCTACCGCTGCGATCGTCGCTGAGAACGGCACCGTTGCCGAGTCGTACAACACGACCACTCAGCGTTCCATGGGCGCGTACAAGTACGGCTACGCGGCCACCGTGTCCTATGAGTTCGCCACTGACCAGGTGCTTGACCTTGTCGGCTTCCTGGTGGGCGACGCTGGGCCGGCCATTGGTGACGCCATGGGTCGACACTTCCTGACCGGTACCGGTACGGGTCAGCCGAAGGGCATCGTCCTGGACGGCAGCGCGGCCACCGCCACTTTCTCCGCTGCGGCGGCTCCCACTTCGGTCCAGTCGGATGCGCTGATTGACCTGTCGTACGAGCTGAAGTCGGCGTACCGGTCTAACGCCACCTACGTCGTGTCGGACAAGAACGCCGGAAAGCTGCGGAAGCTGAAGGACACGACCGGGAACTACCTGTACCAGCCTGCCCTTACGGCGGGTGCGCAGGACATGTTCAACGGTCGTCCGATCGTTTCCGACGACGGCGTGCCGGACGACAAAATTCTGTTCGGCGACCTGAGCAAGTACCGGGTTCGCTTCGCGGGCGCGCTGCGCGTTGACCGTTCGGTTGACACCAAGTTCACCTCGGATCAGATCGTGTACCGGTTCCTTCAGCGCGCGGACGGTCTTCTGATCGACCAGACGGCCGTAAAGGTCATGACCATCGGCGCCTGATCCATCTAGTGCAGGGGCGGAACCTACTCTTCGTGAGTACGTTCCGCCCCGTGCCCTGGGAAGGGGTGCAGCGTGGCATACGCGACGATTGATGAGTTGCGCGCGCTTGACGGGCTGGACGATGCGGGGCTCTTCAGTGACGAGCTTCTGAGCGACGCTATCGACGTAGCGGTTGAGATCGCTGAAACCTACTGCGGGCAAAAGTGGGACACGGTCGAGAACCCTACGCCGGAAACGATCCGTTGGTGTGTGCGCACTCTCGCGCGTCAGTACGTGCTTGACCACGTGTCACGCATTCCTGATCGCGCCCTTCAGCTTCAATCCGAATTCGGCTCGATTCAGCTTGCCCAGGCGGGTGGGAATTGGCGACCGACTTCGCTGCCCGAGGTGAACGCGCGACTGAACTCTTACCGCGCTCGCCTGCCGTTCATCTTCATGTGAGGGGCGCGGCGTGGCACTGATCTTTGACGCGAAGGTTGCACTGTACGAACGGCTGAAGGCCACAGCGCCCAGCGGCGTTCAGTGCTCCTTCGCTGAGACGGGCGACAACTCCCGTAGAAAGCAAGTGTGGTTGGGCGCGACCACGGATGACGATTTGGCTCCGGTAGCGATGCGCGCCGGCGCTAAGCCGACCAGCGTTTCGGGGTATGTGGAAGCGCACGCCGTAGTCACGACTCCGGGCAATCCGATTGACGCTGAGCGCGGCGTGTACGCAATCCGGGATTACGTGAAGGACGCGTGCGGGTGGATGAACGCGAACGCTGCCGCTGTGCCCGGATTGATTGACGTGCGCCCTGAGTCGGCAAGCGTCGAAACCACTGAGACGACCGACGGCGCTTATTCGGCGCTCACTCTTCGCGTCCGGGTTCGTGGGCGCGTCTACCAATAGAAGGGGGCGCACGCATGGCGCTTGACGCAAGCATTGGCATTGGCCAGGAAACCGCGTACGGGAATCTGTCCAGCACGGTTGAGGGTTACGAGGGCCACGCCGATTCGTGGAAGACCTCACGTGAGTTCGTTGAGTCTGTCGGCTTCCGCGCCGGTATGCAGACGGCTCGCGCTGATCGCCGCAACATCATCAACATGGGTGGCGAAGGTGAGCTTGAGATCGATCTACTCGACGCAGGGGCGGGCTCGCTTCTGACGTCGGCGTTCGACAAGGCCACGGTCACCGACTCGGGCGGCGTGAAGACGACCGTTCTTGAGACTTCGGACGTCAGCGCGGCTCCGTCGTTCTCGGCTCAGATGGTTCGCCCTGGTGTCGACGGCACGAAGGTCGCGTACAAGCACCTGGGTTGCGTGGCCACCGGGTGGAGTCTCTCGGCTCAGGTTGAAGACCCGGTCACGCTGACGGTGTCGTTCGACTTCCAGGACGTTACGCACACCACCACAGCCGGTCAGATCATTGCGCCGACGTATCCCGCTGAAGCGTTCCCGTACGACTGGTCGCGTACCTCGGTCACCCTGAAGCGTGGCGGCACTGCGGTGGCCTTCGATGCTACGTCCCTGGAACTGTCCGGCGACCTGGGCATGAAGGTGGACCGGCGATTCCTTCGCGGCAGTGAGCTGAAGAAGAAGCCCGTCCGCAACGCTGTCCCGACGTACGAAGGTCAGCTTGAGGGTGAGTTCAGCGCCGCTTCGCTGGGCCTGTACGAAGCCTTCATTGCGGGCGAGATTTGCGAACTGTCGGTGACCTTCGAGGGGCTTACCGCTGGGTCGTCGCTGACCGTGGCGTGCCCGGCGATTCAGTTCACGGGCGAGTCTCCTGAGGCTGCGACGGACGAAGTCACGGTTCACAATCTGCCGTTCCGTGTGCTCGACCCGGGCGACGGTACTGCCGCCGTGAAGATGACGTACGTCGAGCCGGGCACTACGCCGTAATGGCTCAGCGGTCCGCATTCACGATTCGTGTTGATGGGCTGCGCGAGCTTCAGCGGAATGTGCGCACGCTGCGGGATAAGGAACTGAACAAGGCTGTGCGAGCGGCCAACAAGGCTTCGGCCGAAATCCTTATCCCGCAAGCGGTGCACGAAAGTCCGGATGGTCACCGCGATGCGAAGTCGTCGAAACGCTACCGTCCGGGAAAGCTCGACAAGTCCATTAAGGTCACGGCTTCCGTGAAGGGTGCCGTCATTAAGGCGGGTAGCGCGTCGCGCGTTCCGTACGCCGCCGCTATTCACTTCGGTTTCAGGAAGCGGAACATCCGCCCGAACCGATTCCTGTTCCGCGCCATGGCTCGCAAGGGTCCCCAGGTTGCGGCCACCTATGAGCGACGTGTGTACGCCGTCGTCCAGAGATTCTTGGAGAGTAACCGTGCCGGTTAAGAAGACCGCCCCCGCGCTGCCCACTGACTTCACCCTTGATCTCAAGCTCGACAGTCTGACGATTGACGAGATTGACGCGATCGAAGAGATCACGGGTCAGCCCCTCGACGCGCTGAACAAGCCGGGTACGCGGCGTGCCCCGATGCTGAAGGCCATGGCGTACGTGGTCATGAAGCGCAAGCACCCGGACTTTTCCATCGAGGACGCGGGGGCGCTGCGCATCAACCTGAAGGGGAAGAGCAAGCCGGACCCTACCGAAGCCAGCGCGTGATTTGTTGCGCGCGTCTGATCGGCCACTTCAAGGGGCTCACATGGTCGGACGTGCGCAGCATGGAACTTCAGGATTTCAACGCGCTGGTCGAGCAAATGGCCGAAGACATTGAGGCCGAGAAGAAGGAAACGCGTCGCGTGCAGCGGGGCAAGGGTGCGGGTGGCGAGCGTCGCACTCCCGTCATGACGTAGGGGGTGCACCGTGGCTAGGCCCATTCAGATCACAATCCTGGGTGACGCCGAACAACTCTCCGAGACGCTCGACGAAGCGGCAGATGAGATCAGTTCGTTCGGCGAGCATGCGAAGAGTCTTGCGCTTGTCGCGGGTGGCGCCATTGCTGTCGGCGTTGGCGCGGGGCTTGCTGAGGCGCTGAGCCAGGAAGCTGACACTGATCTACTCGCGGCACAGTTGGGGGCTTCGCCGGCTGAGGCTGAGAAGCTCGGTAAGGCTGCGGGTGCCGTGTACGCGGATGGCTACGGGGAAGCTGTGGCCGATGCGAATGAGGCGCTGAAGAACCTTTGGCAACAGGGGCTCATCCCTTCGGGTGCCACCGCTGATGAAATGAAGAACATCAGCGAACAGGCCATGAACGTGTCGACGGTGCTGGGCGACGAAGTCGGTCCCACCGCAAATGCCGTCGGACAGATGCTGAAGACGGGCATGGCGAAGGACGCTACCGAAGCGTTCGACATTCTCGTTGCTGGCACTCAGAACGGCGCGAATAAAGCCGAAGACTTGCTTGACACGTTCAACGAGTATTCGACCAACTTCCGCAACATGGGGCTTGACGGCAAGACCGCCATGGGCCTGATTTCCCAGGGTCTTCAGGGTGGCGCGCGTGACGCCGATCAGGTGGCGGACGCTATCAAGGAATTCAGTCTCGTTGCTTCGCAGGGTGGCGACACGGTTGACGCTGCGTACAAGACTCTGGGGCTGAACGGGAAGCAAATCTCGAAGGACGTTGCCGCGGGTGGCGACCGTGCTAAGGAAGCGCTGGGCAAGACGCTTGAGCAGATTGACAAGCTTCCGGCCAGCGTCGACAAGGCCAACGCAGTTAAGACCCTGTTCGGCGGACCGGGTGAAGACCTGGGTGCCGCGCTCTTCTCGCTGAACGTCGACAAGGCCACGGATTCTCTCGGCAAGGTGGACGGCGCGGCGAAGGACGCGGGCGACACCATGTCGGACAACACGGCGAGCAAGGTCAAGCAATTCACGCGCAGCCTTCAGCAAGGTGTCGTTGACTTCCTGGGCAACACGCTCATTCCGATACTTGACGATCTGTCAGATAAGTTCGGCGTGGTGTCCGATGCGTTCGGCACGTCGGGTCAGTTCATCATGGATCACAGCGGAATCTTCGGCACGATCGCCGGCCTTATCACGCTGGTCATACTTCCCGCGCTGTTGGCCTGGGCGTATCAACAGACGGTCACTGCGTACACGGTGGTTGCCGGGTGGGTTACGACGGCAACGGCTTCGGTCACGTCGGCGGCAACCCAGGTGGCGTCTTCGTGGGCAACGATCGGCGGGTGGATCGCTGCGGCGGCTCGCGCTGTGTGGGCAGGTGCCGTCATCGTCGGGCAGTGGGTACTCATGGCCGTGCAGTCGCTCATTCAGGCGGCGCGCATGGCAGCGGCGTGGGTTATCGCCATGGGCCCGATTGCCTGGGTCATCGCTGCCATTGCGGCGCTTGTCACGATCATCATCCTCAACTGGGACACGATCCGAAGCGCGACGGTCACAGCGTTCAAGGCGGTGTGGGACTGGATCAAAACTGTCTTCAAGTGGCTTGGTGACCTGTTCCTGAACTTCTCGGGTGTCGGGTACATCATCAAGCATTGGGACCGGATCGTGAGCGCGACAAAGTCCGCTTTCACGAATGCCAAGAATGCGGCGAAGGACGGTCTTAACTCGATCGTCGACTTCGTGAAGTCCCTTCCGGGGCGCATCGCTTCGGCGGGCTCGGCACTGATCAGCGCCGGTAAGTCCATCGGCGGGTACATCATCAACGGAATCAAGAGCGGACTGAGCCGACTGGGAAGCTTCGCCGGATCTCTTGCCGCCGCTGTGACGCGCGCTGCGAAGGGTGCCATGAACGGCGTTATTGATCTGCTGAACTACGCCATTCCGAACAAGCTCGGGTGGGGCAAGGTCAGTATCGATATCCCGGACAACCCGATTCCGAAGATCCGCGCAATGGGTGGCCCGGCTTCTGGCGTTGTGCGCGTTGGTGAGCGCGGACCGGAGGAAATTCTCCTCCCCAACGGCTCGACGGTTGTTCCCAACCATCGAATCAGTTCGGGTGGCGGCGTGTCCGTGTTCGTGCAGACCAACGCTGACCCGTGGGCGATTGGGCGGGAAGTCGCCTGGGCGCTGCGTACGAGTCCGGCGTAATGAAGGAGTGTTGAAGTGGCGGAGTTGGACGACTGGACGTGCGAGTTTAACGGGCTGGTCATGGGGGTGCCCGACTCCGCCATTTCGATCGTGGGAGTCGACGGGCTTCTGTCGCTCCCCGATGTGCGGACATCAGACCTTGTCCTTGTTCAGCGCAACGGGCTGTGGCCGGGCAAGGACTATCTGAACGGGCGCACGGTCACGCTGACACTGGAGATCTACGGGAGCACTCAGGCGGAGTTCACAAGCGCCCTGAACGCCCTTCAGGCAGCGTTTGTGCCGGGCATTGACGAGATACCTTTCCGGTTCCGGTTCCCGGGCGCAGCGGGCGGACAGACGGCGTACGTGATGGCTCGTACGCGCCGGCGTTCGGCTCCGCTAGACCTCAACTTTGCGTACCTCACGGCGAACATGGTGATTGAGCTTTACGCCACGTCGCCGGAAATGATCGGCGATGCGTCGCGAGCGGTGACGGTACGGAGCTTCAAGCGGACGGTACAGCCGAACGGCATGGTGCTGCCCGCTACGGTTCCGTGGCAGATCAGGCCCCAGGGTGTTCCCGCGTCCGATCCGGTGGCGCGCTTCGAACTGTCGGGCAGTGTCGCCGTTACGCCGACTGTGGTCATCACGGGCGCGGCGCATCCAACGCTGATTGACGACGTGACCGGCCTGTATTTCGGGCTCAACTATGACGGCACCGTGAACATTGATTCGGAGCGACAGACGGTAAAGAGCAACGGCGGAAGCGACTTGAGCGCGCTGATAATCCCGGGGTCGACGTGGCCGACTTTGAATCCGGGAGATCACCGGATGCGCCTTCGCAGTAGAGACGAATACACGGAAGCTACGGCTACCGTGACGTGGCTAGATAGGTGGGTGTGACGTGAGTTCGTCTGCATGGTTTCAAGACGGCGTTGGGTACGGCGCTACGGAGCTTTCCAATTGGCAGGCGCTACAGGTACAGCGCGGCGCGTTCCGTCACCTGTTCCGGTCTACGTCGGAGTTCCTTTCGAACTCAAACTCTGGGAACCGTACGGTGGTTGTGGGCGCTGGCAACGTGCTTGTCGGCGGCACATCCGGGGGCGCTACCTGGGCGTGGTCGAGCGGCGATACGGTGGCCATTCCGACGGCTTCACCGGACAACCCGCGTAAGGACCTGATCGTTGCGAGGCTGACAACCACAGCGGTTGAGGGGGTCAACGGGCTTTCGATCGAACTGATTCAGGGAATCCCCGCCGCTGCGCCTGTTGCGCCGACTCGCCCGGACAACTGTGTTGCGCTGGTCGTTGTCGACGTGCCGAAGGCGCTCACCACGTTCACGATTACTATCGTCCGATACACGGGCCTGTTCACGGATCAGGCTGTGCTTCAGGACGGCAAGATAGCCATTGACTGGGCCGGAGTGCTGCCGTCGGGTCCCAGTTTCCCCACGGGCTTCACGCTGTACGACATCGGCACCAATCAGCGTTGGGTGCGCAAGAGCGACACGGCATGGTTCACGACCGACCCGGGCCCGTGGGTGACTTGCACGGTGCTGAACTTCCAGAATGGCGACGGCACGAACGTGACCACGTCGGGCACGCTGTACGCGCGTGAGTCGTCCGTGTGTTGGGAGTTCTCGGGCCGGCTGGACTTCTCCCCCACGTTCAACGCGGACGGGCTTGTGTCGTCGGTGGCTTCCATTCCGTCCGCCATTTCGCGACCGACTCAGCACACGTACGGGAGCGTTGGGCAGACCTGGGCGAGCAACCGCAGCGGGAATGCGCGTGTGGCGTACACGACTTCGGGCGGGCTTGAGCTCGGTATCGACGTGGCCACGTCTTCGCTGTACGTGAATCTTCAGCTCACGAAGTCTCCGTGGAACACGTAACCGACTCACTTCATATAGGTAGGGGGTGCGCTCATGCCTACATATGAAGTGCTGCAATTGGAGGCGAAGAGCGGCAAGGTTATTGCATCCTTGCCGTTCACCTCCCTTGAATACAGCGATGTTCTGAACGCTGCGGGTGCGGCCGCTATTGGTGTCCCGCTCGACGCTGCCGACCCGAACACGTTGGTTCCCGGCAGGTCCGCGCTTGTGGTCACTGCCGACGGCGAGCCTCAGTGGGGTGGGATTCTTTGGGCGGCTTCCGCTGACCTTGCTGCGGGCACTCTCGCGCTGAACGCGTCCGGCTGGTTTAGCTACTACAGCTTCTGCTATCTGGCGTCTTGGACTCCGGTAGGCGGCGCGGGTGGCAGGCTCGGGCAGTACAGGGGGTACAGCGGTAAGAAAGACCAAACCCTGATGTTGCGCGACTGGATTGAGTCCGCCAACGACAACGACGGAATCGCAACGGACACATCGCGGCTCCTGCTGACGTCGTTTGAGATTCGCCGGCGTGCGTGGAAGTTCAGTGAGTTCAAGAATGTGGCGGAAGCCATCAACGAAATTGCGGACGAAGACGGCGGCTTCAACTTCCGGTTTGAAAGCTACTGGGGGCGCACGGAACGGCCATGGGAGCCCCCCGCGCGGGTGGGTAACCGGATCATCCTCTCGCCGAAGCTTTCGCAGACCTTCCCTACGCTGACGCACCGTGTGGACGTCGACGTTTCTCAGGTGTCATACGACGGCAGCAAGCTTGCGTCTGAAGCCTGGGCGTTCGGCGCTGACACGGGAACAGGCGTGAAGGCTTACCAGCGGGTGACTAACACGCTGCCGTTGACGCCACGTCTTCAGCAAGTGACCACGTACTCCGACTTGAAGACGACGGCGGAGCTTAACCCGAAGGCCGCCGCTATGGCCGCTGTGGGGCGAAGCGTTATTGCCATTCCGTCGCTTGAGTTGTACCCGGGTGTGTACGACCGAAGTCTGTTCCGTCCGGGCATGTACGGCGTGGTTAAGGCCACGTCCGGTTACGTGCGCCTGAGCGACGACTTCGTAATTACTGAGCGGCGCATAGCCGTTGACGTTAACGGAACCGAGTCGGTCGCGCTGTCCCTGGCCAGTAAGGAAGTGTTTGTCAGTGACAGTTCAAACTAGCGCGCATCCGCCTTCGCTGGTCGGTGAGCTGAACGATATGAAGCGCCGGATCACCGCGCTGGAACGCAAGCCCCAACTCGGCAACGTCAACGACAGTTTGCCGTACGGGTCGTTTCAGTCTCCTTCGCTGGAAGGCACGGAGGGCGCGCCGCTGAACACCCTGGGGGTTATCAACTCGACGGGGCTGAATCAGCCGGTGCTTCTGTGCCTCATTCCGTTTCACATTCCCCAGGGCGCGAGCGGTCCGCTTGACGTGTCGGTCACGGTGTGGATTCGGGACATGGTCAGCGGGGCAACGACTCGGGAAATCACGCTGACCCAGGCTGATGACAACTCGACGCCGGGTAACACGCGCACGATTACGTGGTCGTGGGCGCACCCTCAGCCGGTGGGCTTCGATGACGAGAACGTGTGGAAGGGCTTTGCCGTCGACTACCGGGTGAACAAGCGGGCGACGGACCTTAGCGGCGCGTCTGTGACGGTCGGTATGGGCAACCCCCTGTTGGTCACCGGCGTTCCGGAAGGCACGTATGAAGAAGAAGCGACGGACGGCAACCCGCGTATCGGCGGTGCGCTTACTCCGACAGACGGTGGGCCGGTGACATGGCAGTGACGGACCTTGTCGGAACGGCTGAGGTGGTCGGCGGCGCTGCGGCGTTCCTGTTGCTGGTCTATCGGCAGGCTCGTACCGGTACGCGTGATGCATGGCGCGACGTGGCCGAGTCTCAGACTGCCCGCGCGGACGCGCTTGAGAAGCAAGTGGAAACGCTAGTTACCGAAGTGCGCGCGCTCCGTGTCGAGAATGAGGCACTGCGCGCTGAAGTCGCCGAGTTGCGCATTGAGAATCGCGAGCTTCGCACCCACATTGACACGCTGATTGGAGGCGACGGCACGTGACCATTCCCGCAGCTATTCCCACGGTGCTTGTGACGGGCACGTACCTGGGGCCGGACGGGCGAGCCCTGAAGGGAACAATCACGTTCTCAGGTCCCCCGATGCTGACGTTCCCGGAGTCGGATCTCTTCATGGCCGGCCCTGTTGCCGCCACGCTGGACGAGAACGGGCACATTATCGACGCAGCGGGGAACGTCGGCGTCACGCTGCCCGCCACGGACTCTCCGGGCATGAACCCCACCGGATGGGCGTACACGGTGAAGGAGTCGCTTACGGGCGTTCCTGGGACGCGTACGTACGCGCTTCTGCTGCCGCGCGATACGCCGTTGGGGACGATCGATCTTGCCGACGTCACGTCGACTGATCCGACCACGCCGAACTATGTTCCGGTGCCGGGACCCAGCGCGTACGAGATTGCCGTGCAGAACGGCTACGCGGGCACTGAGGCGCAGTGGCTTGCGTCGCTGAAGGGCGATCCGGGTAACGGCAGCGTCGACACGGTGAACGGCAAGCTTGGGCCGAACGTCACACTTACTGCCGCTGATGTGGCCGCCATGGCGACGACCAACGGCAAGACAGCAACGTCCCTCACCCTTGACGGTTCCACCGGGACGTACCGGCCTATCAAGCTTCAGACGGCGGGTGTTGACCGGTGGCAGATTCAGAACGATGGCACCGTTGAATCCGGCGCCGGTGCGGGCTCCAATTTCCGCGTATCGGCACGCAACGATGACGGCTCCGATGCGGGGCTCGCCGTGTACATCAGCCGCGCGACGAAGAAGATTGCGTTCGGCGGAAGTAGTCCGTTCGGCGATGCACAGGTGACGTCTTACGGTGGCGTTGGTGTCCGGGATTCAGCCGCTGATCCCGCAACCGCAGCTTCTGGCGTTCAGTTCTACTCGAAGGCGGGAAAGGCATTCATCCGGCAGGGGGACGGCAGCATTGTGACTGTCGGGTCCGTTACAACGACGAAGAGCGCTGTCTTTCCGTCGCCTACCGGAGCTGTGTCCTACGTCGTGTGGCGAGCGCCGAAGGCTTGCACTGTCACGGCCGTACGCGGCTATCGGGTCAGCGGGACGGGGGCGACGATCAACGCGTCCCGGAACGGCACTGCGGACCTCGTGACAACGGACCTTTCCCTGAGCACGTCGGACACGTGGCTTTCCGGCGCGACGCTTCAGAACACGGCGCTTGCTGCGGGTGATTCGCTCGTCTTGAAGATCACGGGTGTTACGGGCGCTCCGTCCGCTGTGACCGTTCAGGTTGACGTTCTTCAGGGGGCCTGATGGCTGGCGTGATTCTCGTCCAAGACGACGATTCGAAGAATGATCCAGCGCCGGCCACGCTGACGACAACGGTGGTCGCCGGGCCCCCGCAGCAATTGCAGGTGTCGGACGCATCCGGGCTCCTGGCGACGCTCACCGTTGGCGCGAAGACGGTAACGATGCGCGGGCAGACGCGTACGTTTACGGAACAGAAGAAGCCGTTCACCGACGACTTCGCGCGCACCGTGTCCAGCGGCTGGGGCATGTCGCCCGCTGGTGGTAGTTGGCTGAACTTGACAGGTACTAGCGGCAACTTCTCTGTCGACGGAAGTAAGGGCGTGATCCTCAACGACGTTGTGAACACAAGTCGGTACGCCAGTCTTAACGATGGGGATGTGGCGGACTTCAACGCAGCGGCAAAGGTCACGTTCGACAAAGTACCCGGGGGCGCGTCCAGCTCCGTCAGCATGCTGTTCGGGTACACGGACAGCAATAACCACTACCGGGCGCGTATGACGGTCACCACTACCGGCACCGTTCAACTCGCGCTTGAGTACGTGTTGGCCGGCGCGCTGACCACGCTGGGATCGTCCGTGACGGTGGGCGCCGGGTTCACCGCATCGCAGTGGTGGCGTATCCGGGCGCAGCGGACGGGGGGCACGATCAGGTGCCGGGCATGGCTCGACGGCAGCGCGGAGCCGGGTACTTGGACGTTCAGCTTCGCTGACCCAACGTTCATGACCGGTCGCGTTGGCTTCCGCTGTATCGCCTCAACAGGCTCGACGGTGCTGCCGTTCAACACGCTGGTCGACGATCTCACGGTTGACACGGTGGCCTGGGCGCACCCTCCCACGGTGACGCACAACACGTGGGTGCGGGTGTTGTCGGCGCCGTTCAACGGTGTGTGGACACAGGCTCTGGCCGATCAGGTGCGTGCGTGGTCGGTCGACACGTCGCCGGACGTGATGGCTTACGCGATGATGTACACCGCGTACGCGCCCGCTGTGACTGACCCGAGTTTGGCGGGGCGGCAGATACACGGGCAGGCGAAATACGGGCCTACAGACACTGACGGAACGCGCATCGAGTTTTCCGATTGGAACGATTACATCGGAATTCCGTGGGACTACCCCAACGGCGAGCATCGCGACTACCCGCACGGAAGCATCACAATAACGGGCTGCGTGGATTGCTCAGGCTTTGTGCGCACCGTGTATGGCAGGCACATGGGCATTCCGATGACGTTTGATCTCAACTTTGACGGCATCAACTTGCCCCGCCGCACGCGCGATATCGGGCCTTCCGGTCCGGGCATTCTCGTGCAGGATTCCGCGAGCACTCCCCCGCCGCTTACTGGCATTCAGGTTGGGGATGTCGTTCTGTTCGACGCTGACGCTAGTGAGCCGGTGGAAGGGCAGATTGACCACAACGGCATTTACGTTGGCCAGGATGCGGCAGGAAGTCACCGGTTCATTTCGTCGCGCAAGACAATGAACGGTCCGACGTTCAGCGACGTTGGAGGCGCGTCCACCCTGAACGGTGGCAGCACGTACGCAAACCGACTTCGGAAGATCCGAAGGTTCTAACCCACCCACCACGATTCCGCCCCTCAGCAAGACCGCTGGGGGGCTTCTTCATGCGCAGGGAGAAGCACATATGAGTGACGTCGTCGCAAAGCTTGTTGCGATCGTCAAGGCCGAGGTTGGCTACCACGAAGGTAAGTCGGCGTCCGGTCACTGGAACAACAAGGAGAAGTACGCGGCGCAGGTTCCGGGGCTTGAGTGGGCGGACTATCAGCCGTGGTGCGCCACCTTCGTTTCGTGGGCAGCGCTGAAGGCCGGCGTAGACAAGCTCTTCCCGCGTACCGCTTCGTGCGCTGCGGGTGTGTCTTGGTTCAAGAACAAGGGCCGCTTCAGTGAGTACCCCGCTGTGGGCGCGCAGGTTTTCTACGGCTCCGGTGGCGGCACTCACACGGGCTTGGTCGTCGCGTTCGACGCCGATTACATCTACGCGGTTGAAGGCAACACGAACGACAACGGCAGCGCTGAGGGTGACGGTGTGTACCTGAAGAAGCGTGCCCGGCGTGACGCGCACGTGTACGGCTACGGCGTTCCGGCGTTCGAAGGTCTGATATCCGCTGACCCGCGCTGGGGTGGTGCGAAGTCTGGCAAGGTGGCTGCACCGGTTGTCACCAAGCCCGCTACCCCGAAGCCGAGCCATGAGCCGTACCCGGGCGCTGCGTTCTTCAAGGACGGTCGGAAGTCGCCGATCATCGCGGCCATGCACAAGCGCCTCGTTGCCGTCGGGTGCAACCACTACGCGTCGAGCCGGAACACGGACGTGTGGGGCAGCGGCGACGAAGCGTCCTACGCGGCTTGGCAGCGGAAGTGCGGGCACAGCGGTAGCGGCGCTGATGGCATTCCCGGCAGGGCCACGTGGGACGCGCTGAAGGTCCCGAATGTCTAAGGAGACTGCCATGGGCGACCACAGCAAGCCGGACAGCGTAGGCAGGGTGCGGGCAGCGCTGACGTTCCTGAAGGGTCATCGGCGAGCGGTCATGGCCTTCGTTGCGGGTGGCGTGGCAGCGGTGAGTGCAGTGAAGCCGAACTTCCCGGGCGCTGCCGTTCTCTCCGTCGTGCACGCGCTTCTCGGGGCCTAGGCTCCGCGAGTAACCGACTCCCTTCCTGGGGCGTAACAGCACCTAGGAAGGGACTTCGGATGACCTATTACAAGAGCGTTGGGCTTATCGGGCATGCTCGCGCCGGCAAGGACACGGTGGCCGCGCGGATGGGTCAGCGCTTCGGTTTTCAGCGGGTCGCGTTCGCCGATCAGTTGAAGCGTGCCGCGCTGAGGGTTGACCCGTTCGTCAGCGGATTCGCGTCATTCTGTGACGAGTACGACCACGACGTTGAGCTGATTCGGCTGTCCACGCTTGTGGAGTCGCACGGCTGGGATGTCGCTAAGGACTCGTACCCCGAAGTCCGGCGCTTCCTTCAGGCCTTCGGACAGGCTATGCGCGAGCTGGACCCAATGATTTGGGTTGAGGCCGCGATGCCCGCTGTGCACGCCGCACACGATCTGCACCTTCCCGTGGTGGTCACCGATGTTCGCCACCACAACGAGGCACGATCGCTTCAGGCGCGCGGCTTCGTGCTGATCCGGGTGACCCGCCCCGGTACCGGACTGGACGGCGACGCGGGCAAGCACCGGAGCGAGACGGAAATGGATGACTGGCCCGCGTCGCTGACGATTGGCAACACGGGGTCGCTGGACGATCTGAACAGGATCGTGGACGGCTTGCTCCTCCCCCACAACTGACACTGAGCCCGAACCTACTCTTCGTGAGTGGGTTCGGGCTTTTTTGTGTTTCAGGGCTTGCGTCGAACCTACTCACGTGAGTAGGTTCTACCTATGACGAAGCGCGCGAAGGACATAACCCTTGGAGACTTGCTCGTAACCGAGTCGGGGCTCCTCACAGTGGCAACGGTGGCCACGGACATGTACGCGGGAACGACCCTCGTGAAGGGGAAGGGGGGCTTCTCGCTGGTCTTCGGACCGACCGAACAGGTTGAGGTTCTCGACTAGGCAGCGGGGAGGCCGGGGCACATCGCTCCGGCCTCCTTACCAAATTCCCGACGTACTCTCGGTGAGTACGTTGGACACCCGCAAGATCACCACGCTAAGCTCAGCATGCGGTAACCCAAAGGAGCGCACCATGCCCGGCACCATGACAACGGACATGATCGACAAGCTGACCATTGACGCGCGCGACACGATCGAAGCCGTCAAGGTGGCCGGTACCGCTGGCACGGTCGGAGCCCTTGTCGACGCTGCCGAAGGAACCATTCGCTGGCTTCCTGCGGGGGACCGTGTCGCGCTGCGTAAGGACCTGCACGCCGCGAAGACTGCCCGATTGACCCAACTCGCCACCGGAGAAGTCATGCCCCCAAGGAAGAAGACCGCTGCCGCTGCGCCCGTCGACGTTGACGCGCTGATCAGCGACGTACACGACATCGTTGATCAAATGGTCGAGATTGATCCGGGAAGCGACGGCGCGGCCACGAAGGCGGGCGATCTCAGCGCTGAGGCGGACGAGAAGATTCGTCAGCTTCCCAGGAAGCATCACACGGCGCTGCGGAAGACTGTGGCGGACGCGCGTAAGGCTGTGGAAGACGCCGCGGAGAAGCCGGAGCCGGAGCCGTCCACAGAAGTCGCCGTGGTCAGCAACAACCCGCTTGACTGGGAACACATCCCGGAGCTTGTGGCGCACGGCGTAGAGAAGGTGCGCGAGGGTGTCGAGCTCGGGCTGAAGATGACGCACGCCGGCGAAGCGGTGGCGAACGTCATTCTGACCATCCGTCAGAACATGATCGACCCCGAGACGGGGCTCCCGGACCTTCCGGCGCGCATGCGGGTGACGCGCGACGCTGCAAACCTTGTGTACAAGAACGCGCGCAAGGACGTGGCCGACGATGACGTTGTGCGTACCGCTGCGCACGAGTCGATCAAAAAGGCTTCACAGAACAAGGCCAGCGACGTGCTTGTTGCGTGGCTGCGCGGTTACGACCGGAACAGTGCCGAGTCGATGGAACTGTTGCGCGAAATCTTCCCCGCTGCCGCCGACAAGGTTGAGGCGAGCGAAGACCTTTCGCCCGAAGCCGCCATTCGCGCGCTGTACGCGGAAAAGAAGGTTGAGCTTCCTGCCCGTGGGCGCACAGAAGCCATGCGCGAAGACCGGAAGGTGAAGGCGCTAGTGCAGGCTCGCCGCGAGCTTGAGGCAGCGAAGGACGCTGACGACGTCGAGCCCAAAGACGTCGAAGAGCTTGAGTCGAAGGTGCGCGAGCTTACGGCGGACCTGGGCGACGCTGCGGCGAAGGCCGAAGAGCTGACACCGGAAAAGACAGACTTCGAGCGCACGGAAGAAGCCCTCACGAAGGTGCGCGAAACCTTCCAGCGTGCGGGGAAGCGCCTCAGCAAGTTGGACGAAGCGCGTCGCGACGACGTGAAGGCGGACATGTACAAGCTCATTAGCGAAGTGGCGGACACCTTCGGGCTCGACCTGAGCGCGCTGAAGGCCACCGCTAAGTAACCGACCGACCACCCTACGTCGCCCCGGCTCATCCCCACAGCGGGAAGGGTCGGGGCTTCGTCACGCCCAGGCCACAGCGCAAGCGTCTGATCAGCGGGTTGTGATGCTGTGACGTTGTTACTCATTTTCTGGATTCACATAAGACTTCTCTATAAGCAATCCAGAATCGGCGTCCCATCGTCGCAACGTCACACCCGCCGCTGTGCAGTCACCGACTC